CTAATTATCTTTAGCAGCATATCTTAGATTGCCGACAATGCGCCTCGCCCACCCCTTGCCAAAAACTGACCAGGTTCTTAACTGTGTATAAAACATCAATCGCTCTGCGTTAAATAGTAAAACCACGTCATTAACATCCATCGATTTTACTGCTGCCAGTGTGCGTGGCCCGATAATGCCGTCGTCAACCGCCCCTACAGCACGCTGTAAAAACTTGATAGCATTCCTATTGCCGTGGTTGTATGCAGCATCGACAACCTGCCAAGCTACAGCTGGAGGCAAATCATCACCTTTAACAGCTAACCAGTATGACGTGGTTGCTATTTCTCTAGCCTTGCTCTTTGGCAGTTGGCGCATAGGCCCATAATACCCATGCGCCTGTGCAACTCGCTTAGTTACACCCCACATTGTCTCACCGCCCGGATCATTAGGATGGTTCACATAACCGCCTTCATGCCGCATTAATCTATCAAAAAACTCATTAAATTTGCTCATTTTTAAATCCTTTATACGTAAAAAAGCCCGCATATAGCGGGCCGGTTACTTTTTAATTACTACTTGCTGATTATTGTGAGAGCTGCGTCTTTAATCTCTTTGATTACTGCTGATAAGGGCTTACCCTGCATCAATGCTACAGACTGATAAACAATGCCGATAGCTAACATGCCAAATACAGCCCATAACAACATAACAAACCCGTGTGTCATCACGCTGTATGTTTGTAGCTTATAGTACTCAATAGACGCTTCGCCTCCGAACAGACTGATTGTCACTGCTATCGTAAACTTAACGATAACCGATATATTTACTCGTATCTTCCCGTCCTTGCCGATATCGCCACTTAGCATTAATCCCAATATCGCACCGATGACCGCTGCAAAAACTTTGGGTAAAAACACTAATAGCTTTAGTAGGATTACGTCCCAATAAGGGGTGTTGTTTGGCATTGGATCTCCTAAATTTTGATAATAAAAAACCCTCTATTGAGGGTTTCTAGGTTGATTGTAGGGAATTTAAAAATCTTTTTGAGCATATCCCCCCTTTTTTTAGATATAAAAACCAGTTAGTTTGTCGCATATAAAAAAAGCCAGACTTAGTGTCTGGCTAATTTCTCTAATGCTTTTAAGATTGGCATTGTGATCCCTATTTTTTAGCGAAATCTATAACTGAACTCTACACCCACAAGAAACCCTTGCTGCACGTCGTTGGTATTTAGTTTTCTAACCGAGCTGTTATTTTGATCAATAGCTTCGATAGTAATTCTGTTAGTTGCCTTAGCTCTAGTTGTTGCGTTAAGTAGATTTGTATTAGTGATTTTCCTTACTTGAGCAACTCTAGCAAAACCAGACTGATAACTACTCATACCCTCCTGATAGCCTATAGGTTTTGGTAACTCGTCAGGAAGTTTAATTGATATGCTTTTACCTTGATAATTAACTGGCAGGGGTATGTCTTTAGAAAGACACACCGCATAACCCTTAACAAATATACCATCTATGTAGTAATAGCCGCTAGAGCCTGCGTCTATATCTGATGCGTTAACACCAACATCATCATCATTCCCGCTATAGAAGTTAAAACGCGGGCTAAATGATATAATAGCATCGTCAAACTTAAAATTAGCTATATTGCCGCTATTGACTAATTGAGATTGGTCTTGTACTAACGTATCTACTACCCTGTAAGTGCCCGAAATTTTGCTGCTTTGTAACGTATTATTGCTAACTACTAAGTTGTTAACACTAGAGCGGCACCAGACCAGCTTGGGATGGTCTGTATAATATTTAGAAGTGTTAAACTCGCTAAAGTTATTACTCGTTACAGTAACACCGCAGTGTTCTGCATTAATTTTAGGTGCGTCAATTAAACAATAGCTTATGGCTCTAATATTATTACCGACTATTGATATATTTTTTATATCGCCATGCGCCCTAATCATGCCTTTTGTCACTTGTCCCCATTTTAGCTGAGATACATCTAGTTCGTGGTTGGCTAACTTTGTAAAGTTATTAGATAAAATGCTCAGATTATCTATATTGTTTACATCTTGGATTAAATACTGATGAAAGCACCCGATTCCGTTATTGCCAGTAATACTACAATACTTAATAGATGCAGGTGCTAGTTCATCTGAGCGTATTAAATAACCAACATTATTCATGTCGTTATTGTCTATTAATATGTTGTTGATGTTATCTAAAAACTTACCTGCCTCACCTGTAATTTTTATTAAAATTTCAGGTCCATCCATACGACACCCTCGAATTACATAGTGACGCATAGATGTTTGCTGAGAGTGTATAGTATGCTCAGGTGTGCTATGTGGTGGCAGTGTAAAGTCAGACTTAGCGACAATATGCATGACTTCTAGCAAATGCCCAAAACCACAATTATTGAACGTACACCCCCTACCATGTATTTCAGCAAACACATTCCACCCAGCTATAGAGCAGTTGGTAAAAACAACATCAATATCGGCTCTGTTATCTGGCAGTCTCGCTAAAAATCCGACTTGGCTTCGGTTCACTATATCGAAGTTTAAGTGTATATCGCCGAGGAGATTCAATTGTCTAAACTCAACACCTTCAATTTCACAGTTAATAGCAGGTGTGTCAGCTTTACTATCAAAGCATAGCGTAGAGTTATCGCCAATAAAAATTACTCCGAAATACATGCTCAATGGAATATGAATACTACTTAGTTTATAAGTTCCTGCTGGTATATATAACGCCCTTCTACCCGCTTTCCGTAGGTGTTGTGTTGCAACCATAAACTCGATGGCAGCAGCAAAAGCAGCAGTGTCATCTGTACCGGTTTGAGCTTCTATATTCCAATTGCCCTTTGCTCCAAAATCTTTAACGTTAAGGTTATCAGCGCTACTCCTCACCCAGCCATTAATCACATAGCCATAATCATTTATACTTATTTTTGAGCTGTCGTAAGTAAAATACCCACCCCCTTTCCCAAGTCCCGCATGATAAGACTTAACATAAACACGTAGCCCGTCTTTTGGATTTTTAATAGTCGATAAGTCGGCGATTGATTCAACAACTAGCGTTTTTTCTTTAACACTATTAACTTCAGATGTTAAAGCATCAATACGTTCATTCGCAGCATTTAAACCGCCTTTGTTTTTAAACACCTCAGCTACGGTTGCTAACTGGTCGACATTATCCTGTTCCTCAACAAACTTACCTTTTCTATCAAAAACACGTACCCGGTAAGTGCCTTTTAAGAATATGTTTGCGCTGCCGGTATCATCAAGCTTAACTGGATTAGTGTTTGGTACAGTCAGCTCAGGGTCGCTAAACGTATCTTGCGGTAAGCTTGTGCCAGCGTAATAAGTGTGTACGCTACCGCCAATTAATGGACGGCCTTGATCATCTGTAAACTTGGTTTTAATACCCAGCATTTGTACTGCCATTTTGCTATCTCCAAAGCAAAAGCCCTACCGGTTAAGGCAGGGCTTGAGGTTAATTTTTTTGTGTTACTGACCTAACATGGCCGCACCGGTTGCCGCAGGCAGTGTTGTTGATACATTTTGCACAAGCCCCAGCATTTCAAGCATTTCAGGTGTTAAGCCGAGACTAGAGTTTTTGGTCACTGGCACTTGGCCATTAACCATTTTTGCAGCTGTACCCAGTGTTGAGATATCCTTTGCTTTATTAGCGGCGCCTAACATCAAGCCTGATGCCATGCCGCCAACTCTTGGTATCGAGCCAACCACGTTCACAATGCCCAGCAACTGTTTAATAGGCACACTACCAGTGTTTGAATGGTTAACATGTGCTCCAAGCGGCTGCTGCACTAAAATATCAGCTACTTGCTTGATATCATTTAAGCGTGCAATTTGCTCGGGAGTAAACAAAGCTCTCAATCTCTGATCGCCAAACGAGTTGATCGCTCTATTCAAACTAGCTGGGCTAAATGCGCCATTATTAGCGCCAGTTGCTTTGCCTAAAAAATGCTCAATCACAGCGCCTTGCATATCAGCAACCGCTTGGTCACCGCCTGGTGTGCTTCTTAACACGTCAACGGTGCGAACGATGTCTGCAGCATTGCCGTTCAAAATATACTTGTTAAGCACTTTGTCCGGCTCCATGCCGTCAGTAGCAGCTTTAAGCATAGGTGTCTTTTCCAGCGTCTCAAATCGCTGTCTTGCTGCATTTCTAGCTTCACTCCAAGCATCTTTTGCAGCGATTAAGCCACCGTCGCTTGGGCCATTACCGATTAAGCCTGTCATCTCATCGATTGACCTATCCACTTCTTTAGATAGATTATCTTTAATGATGCCCAGCGCCTGGCGCTCACTGCCGTCGGTGGTGGCACGCAAACGAGCGTTGATAATTTTTATTAACTCTTCGGATTTGCCATGAGTCAGCACAAAATCGGGGTCATCAAACATACCCTTTAAAGCTTTCATCGTGTCGCCTTTGACAAACGACCCAAGCATATTGTCTTCAAGGTCTTTTGTGGCGTTATTAATAAAGCGTAAGTGATTTAGCTGAGCGTCATTACCCGATAAATTTTTAGCAGCATCATACAACTCACCAACTTTGGCTTGAGCTGCTTCGTCAGCTTCCTTTAGGGTGTTAAACGTGCTACCCATTCTCTGAGTGTTGTTAACTGGCTGTGCGCCAGTGTCTCTAACTAATCCCTGCATTAACTCATCAAGCTGTTGATGGTTCTCGATGTGAGTATTGTTTAAAGGATTGTTTGCCCCCCGCTTTGCAAGCTCATGTTCATCTGTCCAGACAGCGGGATCACGGGTGATTTGCCCTTGTGTACCTTTGATACCATGGCGGTCAAGTAAGTTTTTACGCACTAAAGCAGGTGCGTCAACTTGCTTACCTTTTTTAAGCAGGTCATCAGCCTCTTTAACCATGTTGCGTCTAGCTACAGGTGTGACATCAATACCAGTCTCTTTAATTGCATCATCTACCAACTTTTCAGATGCTCTAGTTGTCGCACCTGTTCTGTTAGCTGTCCTACGTGCAATCTTTGAGCCTACTTTGCGTGTAACTGGTGCGACTACCTTTTCACCGACCACGCCGCCAACTGCGCCGCCAATGCCCTCAAGTGCCATATTTTGCAGTCGTTGTTTTCTGTTATCAGCTTCACGCACCATACCAGTAGCAACGCCGCGCACCCCTTGGTTGCCAGCAAAAGATGCAACTCCCTTTATACCAGGTCCTATTGGGCCACTGCCTACCATAGCAGGAAGGGTTCCTACAACTTCACCGACCAGGGCGCCTAGGTCCACACCCTTTAGCCTCGCTTCAGCTCGATGCTCCTGACGTACAATGTCATCAGCCTTGCGCTGAATGTTGTAGTGTTCTAGCTGATTGGTCGGCAAAACCTCTTTACCTGCGATAGTATTTACAAATTGCCCCGCCTTGTCGGCTACCCATAAATCAGCCTGACGTATTCCACCCACGCTCTTATGTAAACCATAGCCAACAGAGTTAAGTGTGCTGCCCATCTTGTTAAAAAAGCCACCGCCTTTTTTTGACGGCTTATCTGTTACAGGATTTAAGCCAAAGATACTAGCAAAGCCCTTGATAGGGTCTCTCCCTCTCTTCTTAGCATCAACCATAAAACCAGTAACACTTTTGCCTAAAGCTCCCTTATCCTTGATTAGCCCTGCGATAATATCGGGGTCTGATACTCCCTGTTTTCGCTTATTTGCAATGTGTTGCTCGATGGCTCGTTTTGAGACTGCCATATATCATTTACTCCAAAATAGTTGGCCATTTGCTCGGTGTTCATGCCATCATTAAAAGCACCTCTTATTGATGTGCCGACGTCATCATCACGCTGGGCAAGTGTATAAAGCGCTTGGTAAGGGTTTAAACCCTGCTCTTTTAACTTTGGTAGCTCGGCAGTGATTGCTTGTAGCTTACCGCTTGGTTGTGGCTCAGGTTGTGCGGGTTCTGGCTCACTGCTGCTTGCAATAACAGAGCTTTGTTGCGGTTGTCTCAACTTATCAACTGGTATTGCTTCGGGTCGTGCGAGTCTTTGTTCTAGGTCGCTCACACTGATAGTGTTAGGACGTTGCATTGCTCTTAATTGGTCTACGCTAACCGTACCAGGTCGCTGGGGCTCGCTTTCATATCCGCCACCTGTCATATTTAACAGGCTCTGCAGGTGGTTTCTGCGTCTATTATCGTGTTTTTTCCAGTCAAACGCTGTACGACCACCGCCCTCAGCCCTAATGGTGTCTTGCCCATAAGCCCAAACTACATAATGCTTGCCAAGCTCGCTGGAAAAGGCCTCAGGGTTTGCGTTTGGATTATTCCAGAATGTTTTTAGCTTAGAGGCATATTTAGGACTTTTCATTTCAGCCACGCTAAACCTTGCTTGTGCGTTTAGTGCAGCTTGTGAGCGTTGTATGCCGTTATTACCTAACAGGCCATTTTTACTAAGGAATGAAGCCAAAGCATTGCCCCGCCCTTGGTTCCACGACAACATTCCCACGTTTTTAATTGCACCGCCTTTAGTGTTGGCGGCAGGGTCAGTGTGAGTACCGAATAAATACTTGCTTTGGAATCCGTTTTCACGCCCTACTTCTGCAGTAATAGCTAATGCCTGGCTGTGTGATAGTCCTGCATTGCGATATGCTTTATACACCGCCACGTTTAACGGTGTACCGTCTTGCAGCTTCTCCACAGCAGACCCCCTTAGTTAAACCACTTGTTAGCAATAGCCTCTATTTCAGCGTCTTTATTGCTTGTCTTATTACCGCCTGTGTTTCCTTTTCTTCCATGGCCTTTATTAGTCTTATAAGACCCTCCACCGGTTGCGCTTGAGCCTTGGGCTGCGGTGGTTGCGTACTCACCAGTACGAATACGCTGAGCAGTCTTGTTATTACTAGCAATGCGAGCTTCAGCCATTTTAATGGCATTATTCAAGATAGCCTTCTTCTGAGCAGGGGTCTTGTTAGACGATGCCTGAATCTCCAATAGAATCTTACGCTCGCCCTCCGTAGGGTTACCGCCAAATACTGAGCGTAATTGCTCAAGAGCTTGACCAGTAGCTAAGCTGTCATATAAAACCGTATTGTCTGCCTGTTTCCCACCTATACCTAAATTGCTCGCAACAGCAGCTCGCTGACTTGCAGCGAACCCGCTATAAGTCTCATCATCGCCTGCTAATGCCTGCATTTTTTTAAGAGAGGCGATAGCCTGTTTCGTGCTATTGTTATTCTCCTCAATTTCAATTAGCTTTTTACGCTCATCTGACTCTAAGCCTTTACCAGTAGCTCCGCCTGCGGTTGATTTTTTAGCGGATATTGGTTTGCCATTTTCATCTACAGCCCTGCGAGCTGTGCCATTGCTGTAAACAACATACACTTCATCGCCAAAAGTCTCATATTTTGCTTGATTTGATTTTATTTCTTCTTGCTGACGCTCCCACTCCATTTGAGCGTACTTTGTCTCGGCGGTGCTATCTGCTGAGTATACAGTCCCTTTTAAGCTATTATCAGACGCGTATCTAGTAGCTTCAGTAGTGCGGATGTTGTTACGCTCACTAACACCGCCTTGATGCACAACATCAGGGCTAGTGCCTTTGGTGATAGTAAGCGATGGGCCATCAGCCTCGCCGGTGAACTTATTAACGCTATAACCATAAATCTTATCGCCGCCATCAGCAGTTTTAAACTCCGGCATAAACGTCTTGGCAATCTCTCGATCACCCATAGCCATGGCCTGCATAACCTTGGCAGCATTTGCAGGGTCGGCTACTATCATTTTTAGTAAGCTTTGGGTTTGCGATTCAGTGATAAGGCCACGCTTATAAAGTTCGCCAATGTGCAAGCCAAAAACTTTGGGGTCTTGGGTGACTGCTGCTGCAGAAATGTAGTCTTTGATGCCCTGCGCGTTCTTTAACTGAATTTCCTCTGCCTCACCAGATATTTTGCCTGTCTCTGCGTTTAGCTTGCCCGTCTCACCAAACGTCTTACGAATATCGGCACTGGTTTTCAGGTTGTCTAGTGCTGCTTTTTGACGTGCTTCTTCGTATTGCTGAACCGCAGGTACCAAAGCCCCTGCATACTTATGCTGCCTTGCTGCCGCTAGTTGCTGAGCAAATGTGTCAGTCTCATCCTCGCCACTAATGCGCATTATGTCATTCAGTGCTTTTTGCTGCTGTCTTGACTCATATTCTTGGCGTAGCTTTTGCCCGTCTCTAAAGCTTGATGATAGATTGCTAATATCTGTTGGCTGTGTAAGCAGTGCTGCGTTGTTGATTGCCATTACCATAATAATTACTCCCTAAATAATGCCACCAGCCATCATGCCTAAATTAAGCAAATTACCCCAACCAGATGCCTTGGCGTTCGCACCACCCACAAGGCCGTTAGCCCGAGCATTAGCAGCGTTAATTTGCGCATCACCAACAGTTGCTGCGTTCTGAGCACCGAATGACCCCAAGTTAGTGGCCGTCTGCTGACCCACACCCGCTAAGTTTGCTAATTGGTTGTAAAGTCGGGCATCCTCAGTATTAAACATCGAATAATCTTGCGAGCGAGCACCGCCAAGCACGCCAAACAGGTTTTGCTTCTCTGCTTGGTCGCGACTCCATGCGTTATTGTATTCTTGGCTTGCTAAGTTGCTGTTGTATTCGTTAAGCGACTTTAAAGCTGCCCCTGATAGAAGACTGCCTTGAGCGGCTGCGCTTGATTGCAATTGATCCATGCCTTGCTGCTTACGCCACAAATAACTTGGGTCAGTTGCAAAATTATTAGGGTCTAAGCCACCGGTTAAATTGCCCTGTAAGTAATTATCCTCAATGCGCTGACCCCACACGTCGTTATAGTCTGGGCTGTTGCTCACGTACCCTTGCAGCTTACCTAATGCGTCACGTCCAGCATTAAGCCAAGGCATCTGGTCTTGACGTGTTTGTTCGTACTGTTTTTGGCTAATATCGGCTGCGTACTTACTGGCATCAGCTTGAATATTACCTGCCTTTTCAGCAGCTTTAGCACTACTTTTGCCGGTTATGCCATTCCAAGCGTCTTTTACAAATCCCATGCTGCACCTCTTTATAATTGGCAAAAATAAAGCCGCTCAAGCGGCTCAAAGTTGTTCTTAGTTAAAAATCTGTCTATCGGATGACTATCGCGGCTTGATATGTACCAGTAATCAACACCCATCTGCTTTAGTTGCTCTTTAATACCGTCAATAAATGCCTGGCTATTACCGCGATACTCAGGCTTAACCCACATCACATCGGTACTAGCATCAACAATACCCTGATTACGCAATGAGGGGCTTACAAACAGTAGAGCCACGCCTTTAGCTACATCGCCATCAAACCACATAAACGGCTTTAATACGCCCATCTCGTCAAGCTCTATGTAGCGCTGTGTTGGTATATCGACCGGCTGCGGCTCAAGGTGCAACATATCAAGCATCATTGCTGTGATATCGCCTTGATACTCTGCAAAGCTGACCTGTCTAATATCTTGCTTCATAATAATGTTCTAACAAGAGGAGTTATGAATAAAGCAAACAGCCCTAAAGCTACTGCTAGTATTGATACTCCAATGCAAAATCTAAGAAATGGAGTTATTAAACCTTCCATACTAAGGCCCTCCCTCGGGTGCAATTTAAACTTATCTCTGCTATACTTTTTCAAGATTTGCTCCTAAGTGCTGTTAGGTGTAAATACAAAAACCCCCACGTCCGGCAAGACTGGGGGTTTTGTTTTGGGTACAAAAAAAGCCCAACTCATGGAGTCAGGCTTTGTTTTTTGGTTAAATTTTGGGCATAAAAAAAGCCCATTCCTGTTATGGACGGGCTTTATATACACTTCTCGATTCTGGTTAATTTATACCACTTCCTGTCCGGACAGTCAATAGGTTATTTAAGTAAACGTCACACCACTGACAATAATTGTCGCACCCTCACCGCTTGCTTGAATACTCATGCCAGTTGTCAGCGTGTGATTGACCAGCTCAGGGCACGGATAACTTTCACCTTCTTGCAATGTGCGCTTCATTACCTGGTTTGTCGCACCTGCTACCGACTCTTGGGGCGTGTAGTTGATAATAACGGTAATGGCTGCATCTGTAGGATTGTGGATAGTTAACCCCATTACTTGAGCGCTCAAACCGTTTGGCACTGTGTAAATTGGGTTAATCTCTGCAGACAGAACTTGAGTTGGCACTAATGGCTTACGTTTAATCATACGGTTAGGCTCCAAATTTGCTGATCATATAATTGTTGTTCGATGGCTGACATTTGAGCATAGGAATTGTCGCTACTGCTTTCTTCGTGCGTTATTTGCAGTGGCACATTATCAACGCTCTGCGTGTCTGTATTGGCGTATATCGGTGTTTGTGGTACTACGTCATCACTCGGGGTAATTAACGCCACCTGAGCCACTTCTTGGTTGTTTGAGGCTGTCATAGCAAGGCTAACAAATGACTGCTCGATACTGGCAAACTCGGCATCATTACCCTTTTCAATCGTATCTGAGCTGATGATTAAGTTACCAAGGCGTATCAGCTCATTTAAAAACACCAGCCATTCGCCTGCTACCATGTTATTGGGTGTGACAAACTGAGACTGCGGTATTTTAAGCTGTTGCATTAATTCACCTCTAATTCAGCACCGGTTATCACAAGTGTTGCCGCGTCAGTGACTCTAATTCTGTAAGCTCTATTGCGACTAGCTCCAAGTCTTGCCCAAAACGTACGCTTTTTATGCTCACCACGTTTGCCAAGACTTCTCCAGCGTGTATCAGACCAACTTACCCCGTCATCATCCGACCATGACAGCATTACCTGTGGGTCTGTTGTGCTATCCATGCCAGTGGCTTGCTGAGCAATCAAGGTTAAGCGGTTGTGGCGTATCATGCCCTTTGTACGGCTGACTGCGTGAGTGGTGCGCTCTCTGACTTGCGGTAATACTTCATCGCCCAAGATATCAAAGCAACCTATGCAGTTGCCCATCAATAACAGTCTGTCAACATGTGCAAAAATATGCTCGCCTTTATACATAGCGTGATACTCTGCTGGATGACGCTTAAAACTGCCGTCCTTGAATATCGCTCTTTCGTGCCACAGACCTGTTGCACCATCAAACACCCAAGTCTTCTGTGCTTTTGGTATGTTGATTGCGTAAAAGCTATGACCGTTTTCTTGGTAAACATAGGCACTAGCATCGGTGAGATCATAACTGCTTAGCTCTTTTTCCAGTGCATGATTACTGATGCGCTGGACTTGATACCCCTCGGTAATGACTACTTGAGCCTTACCGTTTGCTGTATTACTCAGCCAAGCAAGCGACCCACCAAACTCTTGGATTGTTTTGGTCTGCAAACAACCTGCATTAATTGATGTGCCTTGCATTGGGGCAAACGGCAAATCTTTATCACCGGTTGAATACCAAATCTCGGTAGACTCTTCACCAAAAATCCAAAGCTGCTTGTTGTGTGATTTTAGTGCTGTGACGTTATCAGGGTTGGCTTCAGCAGTAGCAAAGCTTAGAGCGTCAATATTGGTGGATAGTGTATCTGTCCAAAAAATCTGGCCAGTATCTCTGCGATTAAAAATAAAACGCTGTGCCAGTGTAACAACATCGTCAGCAGGGTATAGCAAAGCGGCTCCATACTGCTCCCATTTGTTGTTAAGCATGTCTAAGGTATAAACGGTGCTGTCACTAATAAAACACGCATAGCGGCTATTCTCGGCGACAATAACGGGGTTATCGCCGTCAATATCAACATCGGGCATTTGGTGAAATCCGGCGCTGTCCAACTTATACAGCTTAGTGCCATAAACAGCGTATAGATTACCGTCTGATAGCGTGGTCATGGCTCGGCATTTGGCAGGCTCACCGCTACCATACAAAGTGCGCATAGCAGGGGTTGGCAGTAAAGCGCTTACTGTCTTTTCGCTACCTTGAGTCACTTCAGGGTAAAGATTAATGCACGATTGGCAGCCAATAACTGTATTGGGGTCTTTGTAAGCACCACCAACAATGGGCAGATTAATAACAGCCATAACGGTTATGTTCCCATGCTGATTTTGTGAATATTGGCTTGGCGTTTGACTGCTTGAGTACTGTAATAGCCGCATTGCGTCTATTAACTAGCGTAGCTGACGGCTCAACGCCATAATCAGGCGCTAAATCCATCGCTAGGGTTAAAACTATCAAGCGCTCTAAGTTGTCAGGCAGTACCGGCTCATCATTAATATCTAGCGGTAAAATGAGAGTATCAGGTACGCCAAGCAGGGGTTGCAGCTTAAACTCTGACAATATGCCGTTTAGAACATCAAGCGCCGCCAATGCATCATCAGCAGGTACCTCTTCGCCAGTTGCATAGACGCCCAAGCGTGTTAATGCCGCTCTGATAATCTTAGTTACTTTCATTTGATTACTCGCTATCTTGAGCTAATTTAACAAGAGTGTCTTTGTTGTCACGTGTCTTAAATTCAACGCCACGCTGTCTAAGCAGTGCTTGTAGTTCGCTGCTCTTCATTTCGTCATAGCTAACCACGCCGTCTTGATTGGTGTCTTTTGCTGACTCATAGACTGCTAGTTTTTGTCGTAGCAGTTCAACTTCATCTTCAAGCTTTTCAATTTCACCATAAGCTGCGGTTAATAAATCATCATTATCAGCATTCACCGGCTCAGGTTCTGTTTTAACTTTATCGTGAGTCGTGTAGCCTTGCTCGACTAATTTATCGTACTCATCTTGATTATGAGCAACGGCAAAGTTGGTCAAGTAGTCAAGGTATAGCATTACGGGATATTGTCTAGGCATTGTATTTATCCTTATTTAACTAAAATCCAATCTTCAGCAAGAACATCTGATTGACTCGCTAACCATGGCACAACATTATCTTGTGCGGTTTTCATAGCGATATAAGCGCAATACGGCACCATATCGTTAGGAAACACACCTAGCATCGTTCCTTTTTCGTTACGTTGTGCGGGATAAGATGCAGCGGGCACATAGTATAAAAACATCCCTTTACCGTTCCAGCCTTTACGCGCTACTTTTTCGCCTAATTTCAAAGCTTCGATTGCTTGACCAAAAGTCATACTTTCACCAACTTCCTGCACTTCTTCGCCTAATTTTTGTTTTAAGGCAAAGCCGTACGGCATCCACATTTTTTCAAATGCGTTGTCATAAGCAATCTTTTCACCAATCATTTGGTCGTAATTATTTGGATCAACACACGCCGATTCACCAGTAAATGTAAATCCATTTTTAACAGTAATCGTGCAATGCGTGATGGTGCCAGATAAGCGCTGATATTCAACGTTAGTAATTTCTGACTCTAAAAAATCTTTAGTAATGCGGTTCTGCTGTGTCATTGGTTTGCCTCAATTGTTAGTAGTAAAATCGGAAACGGGCAGCGATTGCCACCCGTCTCGTAACTCTAAATAACTAGACTATGCGTTAGGCGCTAAGATACGAGCCGCATGGTTAGCACGAATTGGTGCAAAGCCGTACAGAACGTCAATACGAGTACCCTCGCTGTCGTTCTTGAAGTCGCCACCAGTTTGCACACGTAACGCCATGGTTGATGCGTTAAACGTGTAGCCTTCACAGCCTGCTAACACCTTAAGAGGTGCGAATGCGGCAGCAAACGCGTCTTTCTGGAAGCACAGCGCTTGTTCAATTAGTGAATCGCTATCCATCACAAACGTAATTGCAGCAGATGCGGCGGGAGACTCTTTAACCGTAGCATTAGACTTAAGCTGTGACTCAATGGTTGAAGGCACAATCTCAGGATAGATTTTAAGCGTAGCAGTGGTACCACCAGCAGTTACATCTTCAAGCACTACGAACTGTAATGGCACGTCATAGCTTTGATGCGTGATTGGGTGGATCTGATTAACACCAGCAATGGTAAACACTTCACCACGTTTGATGGTCTGACCACTTGTTAAGCCGCCCACTTCTAAAGTACCGCCCGTTTGACCAGTACCCTCTACAGTCATGCCTGTCTTGCCATGCGAACCGGTTTGCTGACGATAAATGTGCTCCGACTCTACAAACTCAAAACCGCGGCTACGACCGATGTAACCCTCTTTCCACTGCTTGGCAATCTCAGGTGTTGGGTTAAACAAGGTTCCCGCTGGATCAACAATGCGATTAGTCACACCAGATGACAGCAGTGACATACGGTCAGACTGTGGCGCTAACGCACGGTTTAACATCTGACGAGCTCGGCCCCAAGCGGCAGTTGGGTGTGCTTCTTGTGCTTGCATCAGCGTCATGTTGTTAACAGACACAATTGCACGCTGCAATAAGTCAGCGTCAATAGTAGTTGCTAAAGAGTTGATAGCAGGTTTCAAGAAACGATTTTTAAAGTCAGTTAACTTTAGGGTCATTTCAGCTGCGCCAAACTCAAGACCAACATGTTTTTGAGTGTCAATCTTTAACAATACAGACTTCTCTTGAGCGTTTTCGTTCGCATCAGTAGAGTTAAAGACGTGGCCATCAGTTACGATAGGCGTTGGCGGAATGCGTACACGTACACTTTCACCGACTTTGTAGCCGTCTTTATCTTTGTTAAATTCTTTCTCGCGATTGCGGTTAATCGCTTTAATAAACTGCGACTCTTCGACCAGCATTGCTGCTGCTTCTTTTGCAATTACGTCATGAGTTAATAATTTGTTGCTGGTGTTTTCGCTGTAATTAGCCATGTTCTACTTTCCTTTTTATAGACCCCGCGCAGCTAGAAAATCATCATCTGATTTGTCATAGTCGCTGCGTGCAATGGGTGCGTTACTTTTAGTGTGGTTTGGCGGACGTGGTGCCCGTGATTGTCGAATGTTTTTATTGCCAGGCGATTTGCGTGCTTTAATGCTCGCCTGAATTTCACCAAACTTGGCGTATTGAGCCTGTTCAGGTAGTGATGCGATTTCGTAGTACAAATCAGGACTTGCTGCTACTTCTTCCAGCAAATCCATCAGCTCTTCGCCTTGGTATAACTGCGAAGGGTCAGCATTGATTGGCTTGTCTTGCATCAGTGTCGTTAGCTGCTCAAAATCTTGTCTAAACTTAGGATTGGCATCAAACCGCTGTTTAAACTGATTTGTGATCTCTTGCTCACGCTGCTGTTGCAGTTTCGCCGCTTCACGCTGTTGTAGCTTTTGGTCAAACTTCCAGTCTTCTAGCTTCTCTTCATACTCCGACTGAGCCTTAAAATACTGGTCGAGACCTTCCTCGGTGTCTAAGTCAAAGCTTTCTACTGCGGGAGGTTGTGGCGCGCCGTCTGGGCTTACCGACTGTTTCGGCTCGCTCTTTTCTTGACGCAATCGCTCAAGCTCAGCTTCTGCCGCCTTTTTCTCAGCAACAAGCTGTTGAATTCGAGCTGCCGCACCCTTTTTTGGCTTGGAGTCTGGCTCATCTTGAGCTTCATCTTCCACCTCGTCAGCTTCTGCTTGCTCAGGCTCTTGTGTTTCCACTTCTTCCTGCTCAGGCTCCTCTGACGTTGCTTCCACCTCTTCGGCTTCTTCATACGGCTCAACCGTCAAATCGTCATCAACTACTGTGGTATCAAATGCCATTGTTCATCTCTCCATTTCCATTTAACGCTTGGTCAGCGAGGTCTACGTCACTAAACGCATCATCCCCACCCGTGACGTCGGTGGGTTGCGGACTAAACTCTTGTTCCATGCCCTGCATATCTTCCATGCCTTGCATCTGCTCTGGGGTTGGCTGCATTTGCATATCCTGAGGCATCGGCTGTTCTTCAGGCATTAAAAAACCCTGCTCAGTGGCAGGGTCTTGTGTGTAATCGTCGGTTTCTTGCCATTCAATAGGCGTGTATTGCATTTCAGCCATGGCTTGCTGTAGGTCAGCCGTTCTATCAAGAATTGTCTGCAATACGCTACCAAACTGCTTAATCTCTTCTTGGTCTGTACGCCCTGATTCACGAATCTTAGCAACCTCAATATCAGACTCAGCTTTAAGCTGTGCTTTAAGCATCTCAAGCTGTCTATCTTTGTCTTTGTCCGCCAGCTCAGCCTGCGCTTGTTGCAGGGCTTGTTGCATTTGTTGCATTTGCTGTTGAATCTGAGCCATTTGTTGCTGCACTTCTGGCGGCAGCTCTTGACCTTCATCACCTTCTTGCAACTGTGGTGGCAATAGCAGTTTCAAGCGGTCAGCTAGTTTATCAGCATCAGGGAAGTCAAACGCTCGCATGATTAAATCACCAGCAACTTGCATTAACTGCGGATAAGCACGCCCAAGCTCAATCAGCACTTCACGCGCTTCTTCTCGCTGCGTGTTGTAGTCTGCACCGGCTGCAATGCGAATATCGTACTTACCGACCGTCACATCGTTATAAAGGCCATTGATACCAATTTGCGCATCCTCTAACTCTTTTTGGTACTTTTGAACCGCTGGAGAATCAGCAGGCATATTGATGACAAGCGTCTTATACACGGTGTCATCTTGCGTTATACGAAGCACACGAGGTGTATCATAGTAATACGGTATCATTGACAAAATAACGCGTCCTGCGTGCTCGTATGAGCGTTTAAAGTTGTCCAAGAAGTGAAAGTTCGCTTGGTCACCTTGACGCTGACGAGCCATAATTGCACGGCCACTGGTTTCATTGCCTTGGTTACCTAATGACGCATCAAAAATACCTGTGGTGGCTTTAATTTCCTCACTGGCCGTCATAGCTTCACGCATCAAATCAGGCGAACCCTGATAAGGTGCTGGCATAAAAGGCGGTGCTAACTGATGCCCCATCTCGTTAACTGAGTTGTACGGCAAATAATGCGTATTAGGATTGTTAGATTGCGCCCAATACTCTTCATAGCCCTCAATAGATTGGCCATCTGCTACCCAAGGTCTGTTACCCGCTTTTTGTAGCTGCTCAAGCTGGGCTGTGCGTGCATAGTTATAAAATATCTGCGGGTCTTTAGCCTCATTGATTAACGACATCCAATAACGCTTGTTCTCAACCCACTGCTCATCGCCAATGACTAGGATAATTGGGATGTAATCCGCCTTAATCTCAGTTTGCTCAAGTACAGCATCACGCGAGCATTTGTACCACATGATGCGCTTTTTCTGAGTCGGTCTTTTATCAACGATAGTAACCGGCTCATTAAACTGCATTGACGCGGCAAACGTGATCAAGTCCGCTTTCTCAAGTCCCTCAAGTTCAGCCGCTGCATCGGGTGCCAGCTCAACTGATTTTAGGTCAGACTCTAAAGCGGTTTCGCCGTTGTCGAATAAGTAAAGCGTGTCTTTATCATACTCAACACGATAATACTCAGCAACAAATACAGTGTCTGACGTCTCCCAATCTGTCGAATTATCTTCATCAGCACTTACCGCTTCAAAGCCTGGGAATTGACGCTCAAACTCTGATTTGCTCATCCATTCGCCAGTCAAAGCTTCGGTAGCATCTGAGCCAACTGGGCATTTAATCTCTGGTGATAGGTAAGTCGATTGAGGGTTTTCGATGCGCTTAATACGTATCTCTTGGTCAAAGCTGACTTCTGACGCGTATTCAGTAGTGATACGCCAAAAGCCAAAGCCACCCATTACTGCACGTTCATAAGCCCAGTCAGTCGCTGTATCTGAGCGCGATGCTTTTAAGATGTACTCAAGCATGGCATCTTGTATCTCAGCCTTGCCAACATCATCATTGCCGACTGGAATAGCATTAAGCGTCATCTTGTTAGCACGTAAAGCGTTAACTTGCTGCTTAACAAATAGCTTAATCTTGTTGATAGAGATGCAAGGACGGCCTTCTTCTTCACGCTGTCTGCGCGCTCTTTCATCCCATTGGGCTTCTTTGTTGACGCAAAACTCAATGTCTTCTAGTGCTTTTTGGTACGTCTCGTACCAGTAGCCCTCAGCACGCTCTTTAAAATCTCGCATTGACTGCAAAATTTTATCGTCTTTTTTATTAGTCATTGCTTAATCTCTTATGATTGCCATCCGCCACGTCGTTTTGGTGGTGGTGGTGGTAAATTTGGTTTTCTGTCTGCGTCGTTTGTTAGCTTGTCTGCCACAATTGCTATATAGCGATAGTTGTCTGCTCCGTGACTATATTCATCATGCACTGGACGGCTTGGCTCACCTGTGGCCTTGCTTACGTGCCTACGGTATCGCTTTAAACACTCAACAAGGCGCATAACGCCAGGCGACTCTTTGTTGAAGTAAACTCTGGGGAATACTTCGCGCCCACGCCTAATCCCTGACTCTATATCCATGTTAGGAATAGCAATCACCTTGCGACCTAAAGCAAGCATGACTTCAGCATCAGACTTGCCCGACTGGTGGCGCTTAGCAAAACCATCATGCGGTAGCCAATCACTGCCCCAGTTGTAGTTAAGTGGTTTAATATCGCTCTCTACATAATCAACCAGGGTGCGTTGGTTATCTTCAATTGCATGAATAATGCGTATCTCAGATGCCACGCGCTGCACAAAGGTTATAAACATTGAGTCATTGAAGCCTAAATCCCAAATAGTGTGAACCTTTAGCATTGGGTCATACTGCAAGCGAGTCACGCGCCCTTTGGCTTCAGCATCTGCAATCTCGTTAAAGTAAATCGCACCTTCGACGGCTGGCATACACTTACCTTCCCAAATATGCTCGTATTCAGCAGTTGGCAGGGTTGCCTTAGCGTGTAGTCTTTCATCGTTTAAGACAGCAGGGAACCAAGGGTTGTCATACCAGTTAACATCAATCGTGATTGTGTCGTCACGCTCAGCGTTAGCCATTTGATGAATAGGGTCGCTGTCTAGCTGCGGGTTATAAGTTACCCAAATCTCTGACCCCTCAGCCCTGATTGTCGGCGTTAAAATCTTTAGGGATTTATCAGTAATTGCCTGACCTTCTTCAATCCAGCAAATATCCACACCTTCAAACGACTTGATGCTATCGGCCGTCATATCACTCAGACCGCTAAAGTAAATGCGCGTGCCGTTTAACCCTCGTATCTCCGTCTCAAGTACCTGATAAAAGCTATCCAAGCCCATGCCATTGATTTGGTCTTTAAGTAATTGGTGAACTGACTGCTTAATTGACTTCTGTACTTCACGCGTACATAAAATGCGTGTTGGCTTTTGAGTGCCAATGAGCAATAGCTTTTTGGCTACTGACCATGACTTACCACTGCCACGGCCACCACGGGCAAATTTATAACGGCATGGCTTATCAAAGGCTTTAAACTTCTTCGGGAATGTAACAACAACATCACTCATAGCTTACTTTGATATTCAATGATAGATCTTCGCCATCTTTCCCAGTATGTTCAACCTTGTCTTTAAACATCCCCAAATGCTTACCCAACTGACTCCAAGCTTGCACACGTGCGCTATGGCTTGAGCCTTCACCCATCCATTCAGCTTCAGTTAATAACCCTCTAATCACGTCATCTTGGGTGACTTGGCAGCGCTCTGATAAGCTTGCTAGGCCCGCTTCGATAGCTGCAGCAATGGCAGGATGCTTTTTAAGCTCATTACCCTTTGGCTTTGCCGTCTTTGCGCTATAACCGGCTCTAATCGCTGCTTGGGTAGCGTTTGTATCAATCAGGTATTCTTCAACAAATCTTGCTTGCTTATCAGTGAGCTTTTTAGAGTTTGACATGCTCACCTCCATGTTAGAAAAATGGTATATTTAAGTTTCACTTTAACTAAGGATTAATTATGGATATTGATAAGTTATTCAAAGAAGTTATGTCTGGTCATTCTCACTATGACCTAAATCGTTTAAAAAAACTGCAAGAAAGTACAGACAAAATAGCTGGAATAACCTATCGTAAAAACAATCCCGTAGTGGCAATTCGCGAGTCAATAGAAAGGCATGTACGTCAATTCGAATCAGCTTCAAATCATGACCAAGAAGTAATGATTATGGCCGCTTCATTTGGTAGCCAAGTAGTTTTCTATGTCGATTCGATTGAGTTTAATAATCCGGATCTAATCATATTTCACGGAACAACCGACTCTGGAAAGCCGATGCAGTTAATCCAGCATCACAACCAATTAAACTTTCTACTTCAAGCTGGCGAAAAACATAATCCTGATAAGGAGCGTCGTCAAATTGGCTTTATCAACAGCTAGTCTTTGACCCACTTGCAGGCTCGGGCAGTGTTTAATATTCAGTAGGCATAAAAAACCCACGCTGTTTAGGCGTGGGCAAGGACAAACATTCAGGCACAAAAAAAGCGACTGATAATTAAATCAATCGCTATCTCATAACTTCGTGCCAATCTAGCACATTTATACTACTTACTGTCACAACTGTCAAGTCACTTTTAAAGCCTGCTCCTTACATATTTCTCCGCCTCTTCCAATAATCTTGCTGTCACTTGCGGATGCACTCTCTTCTTGTTTTTATCATGCCAGGATAGCGATGCCTGAGCTGGATATTCCAATGGAGTGAGATAGTAGCGAGATATTTGTCTTAGGCTCATATTGTTGATATAACGCCTCTTCAACACCTCAGCCAAAACCTTGTTGTGCCTTGCCAAATCACACACGATAGCAGACACTCTCATGGCTTCATCATCCGTGATATCTGGTGCGTAAGCGTCGCCAGTTCTAAAATCGGGATTATGGGCTCTCATGAGGTGATAAAGCGGCGATGAGTAGCTACCCCAATCATGCCTAGACCACTTTCCCCATTCTTCTAAAATATCAATCATAAACCCTCGAAAGTCAATTAAAGTCTATCTTCGCAACATCAAATCAAGCGCTTTGATTCAACACTATAATCTTTACCCGAAGCCATGTCCCATTGAATGTTAGCCGCCCTTTCAGCCTCCGCCTTTTTCTTTGCCAGCCTCCTGATCAGCTTATTGCGCTCAGCTGTCGGTACCCCAATTGAATTCATTTGCACCGTGTACTCATTGCCATTCACATCCACTACTGCCACGATTTGACCGCGTATGTCGCTTAAGATTCTGATTGGATAGTCCATCGTTAAATCTCCCTAACCTCAATCCCGTGTATTGCTAGCATCATGTGCCGCTTCATCTTGTAAACCGTGCTCTCTTTTGTCGCTACTGACTTCACATCTTCAACCACTCGCTCACCCGTTTCCATGTCTGTATAAGCAAAGTCCGCAAAGTAACGTAAGTCCGGCTTGGCTCTTTTGTCGCCGGCAAACTTCACCCCTTTGACCAAGCTAAACTTTGGCTGAACTTCTAGGTCTTTAATTTTCCCTGCCCTCTCAAGCAGCTTTAATTCTTGGTATCGCTTGGCTTCTTTTTGGCTGTCAAACTTGATGCCGTTTAGCACCTTTGGTTTATTTCTGTACTTCTTCACCAAATCCCCCTTATTTACGTTCTAACGTGCTTTTAAATCCCTTTGGCTACCCTTACTCATATTTTGAGTTTCTGATTAAATTTGAGCTACTCACGCTCTTTTAATTGCCTATTTGATTAGTTGTCCTGCCTAACTTCTCTAATAACCTGCTCATAAGCCTGGCGCGTTAACTCTTCGCTTGATAAGTCTGAGTAAGTGACTTTCACCTTGTTAGCCCCTAGCCATTCGGATTTCTTGACTACCTTGCCGGTACCGATGTGTTTTTTCATGCCGTTTCTCTCCGCTTCCCCAACATTCTTGCTTTTAGTTTTTCCCAGTCTTGAGCTACTGGACTATCGTCATCGAGCTTGGTTTTCTTTGGCGCCTCAATGCGTCTAGCTTCTGGTATGGTAAATTCAGCACCACTCTGGTGTTCTGCGATAACTCCTGAATAAACCTGCTCAAAATACTTGATGAATCCGTTTGTAGCTTGAGCTAACACTCCCCACCCGATGCGATTTGCAGTTTCTAGTACAGTTGGGTGTCTCCAGTCTCTTTCGACGTCTCCGCGCATTCCTGAGCATCTACAGGCTGTTTCAAATGCGGTTTGTGTGTCTAGGTATTCGCTTCGCTTGCCAGCTCTCGCTAACTCTAAAAAATCAGCTGGGGCTGTTGGTGGCCATGAAAGACTTAACGATTTACGCTTAGCTTGGTTAAACTCGTCTTGTGTCATGCCTAGGTCGGTTAATGCGATATACCAAACGGTCAGTGTGTCCACGCCCCAGTCCTCATCTTTAATTTTTGATCTAAACAACTTTTTCCACCCTGCAAACAAACTGGCTATCTGCTGCTTAGAAAGGCACGTTTGCGAATTCGTCTGGGTACTGCTGTGCAAGGTCTCTGGCAAGGTTTTCTGCGTAGATGTCTGCGCTTGATTTCTTTGGCTGTTCGTTAGCTGGGTTGTTAGCTGGTTGATTGTTTGCATGATTAAGTCCTGTGTTCTGATTTCCTGTGTTTTGCTTAGCTGCGGTCTGCTTGTTATTTCGATTCCAGTTGCGACAAGTTGCTTGCCAGTTTTTCATCGATGATCTACCAACCTTCCAGCCGTTCGATTCGTAGTAATCAAAAAACCTTTCAGCAATTGCTTGTGAATCACTACGACCTAGTTCAGAAAAATAATTTTTAATCTGATTAACACTAGGCTTAACAAACTGATTTGTTTTTTTGGATTTGTCAGGCTCGACTGGCTTTTCTTTTTTATTATTTTTTTCTTTATACTTTTCTTTAATTACTTTTCTTTCTTTTTCTTTATTACTTCCCAAATTTTGGGAGCTATCTTGGTCAAATTTTGGGAATCTAATGGTCAAATTTTGGGATGCTAAATTTTGGGATGCTAAATTTTGACCTAGTTTTTTGGGGTCGAAATTGGCGATATTTTCATAATTTAGACTGTAAATTGTTGTCTTTCTTTGCTGTCTTTTGGCAGTTAAAAAGCCAAAATCAACCAGCTCATTTACTACTTTTGAAACCGTATTTTTGCTGATATTGCAGGTTTCTTGTAAAAAGCTATTCGATAGAGATTTATCGGTATTTCCATAACCGTCTATCATTCTCACCATGCGTAGAAGAACCCCAAATGCAGCGGGCGACAAGAATGGCTGTGCGTCAAAAATCTTGTTATCAATCTGCGTATAGCCTGTTTCTCTCATTGGTGATTGCCTATAAACCGTATTCATGATTAAATATCCTTGTTAGTTACTTTTTGATGGTTAATTAACACGCCTCTAACAATTCCCAGTTGTTAGAGGTTTTTTATTTTGTAGGTTATTTCATAAAACCCTACTTTCGGCAGCCAGACTCGCTCGCTTTTAATAAGCATCCCAGTGCGTCTTAGGTAGGAAATAGTGGTGATAAGCCGCTTCCTTTCTCTTAAATTCAAACCCGCTGTTGTAACTTGACCGCATTCAACAAAACGATTCATTACATCTTGCTTTAAGTATTTTCTTGGCTCGACACTCTCTTCGACTAGCTCATTTTTATTATCTGGGAGCTTGTACGAGTATCTAGCTGCATGACCGCTCATCAACTTAAACCCCCTCTGCTCTAGTCGTCTGCGCACGTATTCTTTGTTCCGAATATGCTCAAAACTTGCCAGCGATATCTGCACGCCTTCCGCCAATTCTGTGCCTAGCTCATCTTCGATAATCTGATCAACCTTAGCTTGTAGCGGATGAGTGATTTTCATAGCCATTACTTCTTATCTCCACCGCTAAAAATAATGTCGATAAAATCAGGGCTATTTACACTCGTGCGTAGCATTGTTGCCATTGCCTGGGCCATGTCTCGGTCACAGTAAACGGCATCTCTATCTGTCAGCTTTATACCGAGCACGGCAGCAATTGAAGCAAATAGTTCAAGGTCACCCTTGCCGTCTGTCGTGTCCTTCAAACGACTCATCTTGCTTTCAGTAACACCAACAATTTCAGCAACTGTTTTTTGACCAACATCTGCAAGTCGCTGCAATAAAATGCGATGGTTCTCTCGTGCGGTTTCACGCAATTCATCTGATAATGCATATATCGGGGTGTGGCACATAGTTAAGCCTCCTCTGTTTGTGGTTTAAGGTTTGGCGGATTCTTAGTTAGAAACAGCTCGGGGTAATCAATCTTTATCTGAGAAGGAATGCCACGATGAGTCCAGTTAAAGACTCTCTGGTAATCCATATTCAGATAGTTAGAGAGAACTAACACTCCACCTAATGCGTTGATTAACTCTTTATCGGTCATAACCACCTCTTCATCATTTTGTTTAGATAATAATAAACAATTTGTTTATTTAAGTCAATTTTATGTTTAACAAATAGCTATGGTTATTTGATTAAATATAGAAACTTAAACAAGGCGTTTAACATGAGTGATAAAAATATGCACGATTCAATGAAAAGAGTGTTGGAGCAGACTAAAATGGCGCCTTCTGAGCTTGCGGCGGCCATCAATGCATCTCCTCAAAATGTTACAAATTGGTCCAAACGAGGATTATCAAAAAAAGGCGCAATGGACATCTCTAAGAGATTTGGACTTAGTATGGACTGGCTTCTTACTGGCGCAGGAAGCCCTCACTTGGAAGCAGCTATAAACGAAGGACTGAGTAATGTCTTACAAAAAGGTTCAGTCTCAATCTCGCATAGTAATGATGGAAGTATTCGCGTACCTGTGTACGAAATTTATTTTTGCTGTGGTGATGGCAATGATACTCACTTTGAATTTGAAGAAGTTAAAGACTATCACTCATTACCTGAAGACTTTTTTACCAAACGCAATATTAAGCCAGAGAACTTCAAAATGGTTTGTGCGGTGAATGACAGTATGTCGCCTTATATTAATCATGGCGATGAGGTGGGTATTGTTATCAACGATAGGGAGATTAGGGACGGTCAGATTTATGCCATCTTGCTAGATGGGGATCGTATGTTTAAACAGATTTTCAGGGAAGCTGGCGGAGCCCTCAGGCTACGCAGTTTCAATCCTGCTTATCCAGATAAAATCGTAACAGCTGAGAATCATCAAAGCTTAATTATAGTAGGCCGACAAGAATATAGAGCAGGATAAAAATCATGAATAAATTAATGGCTGTTTTAGGATGTTGCTTCATCTCTTTTGGCGCCTTAGCTTCAGACTTAGAAGACTTGGCTAAGGATGGTTATGCAGTTATAGATGAAACCACCGTAAAGGGCTACGACTTTGAAGGCTGTGAATACGATCGAGTAATTGCATTTAATAATGGTTTGAAGTTTCAGTGCTCAGAGTATAGCTATCACTACAGCTATAACCCTGAAGTCTATATTTTAAAGCATGCCCAATATGATAGTTACAAAGTGATCATCGACGATGAAGAATTTGAAGGTAGGTTAGGAAGATAACTAAAGCCTATAAAAGGAAGTTGGTAAAAAAATGACTACATTCCATTTAAAACTAGAAGAAGCGGAGATTGAGAGGCTTGCTGTAATCGGCGGCGATGCTGATAACCCTCAATCGGGAAGAATACTTATTTCTGGCTATATAAAGGACTTACTTGGCTATGACTTTATAACAGATGACGTATCTTCAGAAAAACGTCCTGCAAATTATTTGGAGATATCAATTCATGCTACTGAAGATGAAAGTCGATTAGCACAGCGTGAATTATTGTTGATACATGACAGTGAGTTACATGTCATTACTTATGTAAACTCTAGTTATTTTAACTATATATTAAGTCTCATAAGCGACGACTCCCTAAGAGTGTCAATAAGAATGGATGTTCTTTTAACTGAAGAGGAGGCGGAGAAAACGTTTTGGGGGCTCTCAAAAACAAGAGAGTTAGGATTTGAGCATGTAAAAATAGACGAATCTTGCAAAGATTTTGAAATTATAAAATCTGGAATTGAGATTGACAGTAAGTGCGAGAGAGTTATGCCCACATTGGTAATGAAGTCATCAAAAAACATTACGGAAGAGTCTGTAAGGCATAAACCAGTTGTTGTTAATCAACCACCCCTGAATGATACGCTTCCATCTAAGGATCAAGCTGCCAACAAAAATATACTTATAGTTATCGCGCTACTACTTTTTTTCATACTCCTAAAAGTGTAATTACTGCATCAAACTGAATAAGGATAAGGACGGCGTACCATGCTAATCAATTTGTCCAGGTGGTTAATTAGCGCCGTTGTACTGTTCTCCGTAACTGCCTGTACTCCTTCCCAAGATAGAAGTTACGCTAGTAAGTTTGTTTCCGGCCATACTGTGGTGCACGAGGTATTTTGGGGTGCTGATCATGATACGCCATACCCGTTTACGACATCAGGCGAGATATCTTGTGTTTATTACCCTACCGGTATTGAGGTGTACTTTGAGCCTGCGGGCTACAGTAAAGACTCATCTATCGGTACACCGCTTAATAAAGCCGCTGCCGATGCTCTGAAGCGTGATGGTATGAAGCCGAATGTGCCTTATAGTATTAAGAAAGGTGCTGACTTGAGTGAGGCTGTAGAGGTTGGGTTGAGGGCATGTTGTGAATAGAAGGGGATTGTTAATAGCAGATAACAACTCTTTAATATAAAAAATTAACGTCATTAGTTGACGTGTTGAAACCTTTAATACTATATAACAGCCCTTTTATTTGAGATAATGGAGACCTGAAAATGGCAGTAGATATTAAGTTTAATTATTATAATCTTAGAATTGACAAGAAAAGAGCAAGAGCATCAGAGCAGGGGCAGCAATTCTTTGGAAATATTACAGTTGATGACTTTTGCCAATGGCTAGAAAAATATCAACAGTCCAATACTAATGAATTTAAAGACCATGGCAAACACATCCTGCAATACAAAGAAGGTAAAAAGTGGATAAGATGGGTCAAAATTGATCATGATAAGAAAAACAATATCTATAAAATGCTATGTACTTTCAATGATACGGAAGTTGATCCTAGGTTGTTAGCAAACATATCTGATAGTGTGTTGACTCAAGAGATACCAAACGAGTATGGGCAGAGAACATTGCTTCATCTTGTGTTTAAGCCTGATCAAATCGATCCATCTCAAGCTAACGTTTCCATACAGGTTATTAATGGGTTTACTAAAAACTATATTATTAGACTCATCACTCAACTTATAAAGTTAATTAAAAGCGATGAAGGGTTTTGGAAAGATAAGGACCCAATGACACAGAAAGAGATAGCTACGACACCATATGTTGAAGTAAGTCATGTTACTGATGATAATATTATTTCAGCTATCAATAATGGTTATTTAAGAGGCTTGGTTTTTAGGGAACGTACTGCTGATCAGGATAAGTTCGATGTGGCAAATCATTTAACTGAAGAAGACTTAAGATTAACTATTAAGGTTTCTAAAAACGATAGCTTTTTTCAAAGAGCCAAAAAAGATGATATTTTTGCTTGGATCAAACGAGTAGGTAAAGAAAAAGCTAATAATTTTGAGAATCCAGCGACCTATCTTCTTATTAAAGACCCACAGTCATCTTCAGAGGTACAGCACGAATTTTATAACGATATTATTACAGGTTTTTCAAAAAAGGCTTACCTGAATTGGGTGGATAGAGAGCCTGATACTCATGAGAAAATAAAGAAAGAACACCCTACACCTATTGCTCAATTTTACGCTAAAATGATTGAGAACTTTTAACTTGCTTGCTGAATACAGGAGGTCATATGCTTAATCAGGCCTTAAAAGTATTTGACTTTCTAAAAATCAAATACCCAAAGAACGCACAACATAAAGCATTGTATTATATGCCTCTAGTTATAGGGTCCTTTGCAGGAATTTTCTGTACCCTATTAGCAACCAATAGTTATGGCGATAACTTCTTATTCAGTGATAAGTTTAATGATCTCTTTACTTTATTAGCTATACTACCTGGATTTTTCATTGCTTCTCTTTCTGCGGTTTCAGCTATTAACCGAGACGCTATAGATAATTACATTAATCATGAAAATCCTCCTTTTATTTGGAAGAAAGAGAGAAATAGAAGTGAGCCTTATAAGCAGTTACTTACTCGTAGAGTATTTCTAACCATGCTTTTCGCTTATTTGGCTGCATTTACCCTGTTGCTCACACTTCTACTGACTATCATTAGGTTTGTATTCTCAGCAGATTACATATATTTTTATTTCGACATTACTAGTGATAGTATCGCCCCTACAATAATATTATTACTTTTTAATACCTTTGTTTTCTCTGCTATTGTTCAGATAGTAACTCTAACTTTGGTAGGCATTAACTATCTTGGTTATAAAGCTCTAGTTGACGAATAACTGTAAAGTTACACCCTTAAAACCCGCCTCCCAGCGGGTTTTTTACTGCCTACCCTATACCTGACCCGCTTTGTGCGGGTTTTTTTGTGTTTAAAATTCAATATGTTTAAAAAATATCAACATTTTGTTTAAATATCGCTTGCACTAATTAAACGTTTTGTTTATTATAAACACATGGCAACAAACACAAGCAATCAGACGATGATGCTAGTGACTATTTAAAAACATGATTAAAGGCTAACAAATTACAGCCGATTCAAGTAGTCGGCTGTTGTGTGTTAACCAAAGGAGATAGGCATGAGCAAAACGTATCAGAAAGGCAATTATGTTGTTAATCATCGTGGCGAGGTTTGGTGTCTTGAGCAAAACGAAATGATTTACTCAGATACTTTTGCAAACTGTGTTGAGTTTGTTAACAACATCATTGGATAGCTAGACATTCAACGATCTAGTTAGACATTTTTTAGACATTAAAAAGCCCCTCTCGACTGGAAATCAAAGGGGCTTACTCAAAGGAGTAAAAATATTATGACAGCAATTTTAGAAAAACTCAAGTTAGACACGGGCTATGACTACGAAATTAACGAAGGTTATCGCAAGAAGACTGGTTTCTTCTTCTTTGAGCAAGGCTTGGACCTCATCAAGGTGGCCTTTGTCTCAGACGAACACGGCAATGTAAAAGGCCTAGAAGTTATCGAAGCGTTAAAAGACGGTGAAGAGCCAATGCAGTTCGAAATCACTGACGAGATTTTCAACATCATGCGTGACCAAATCGAGCCAATGCTATGGGGTGAAGAGCCTTATGAAGAGCGTGACAGTATGAGCTCACTTGGTTTCACAAATTCTGATTTTTTATACGGTTAAGGGGATGGTAGTGGAAAAGCTATATCGAGTCAGCTACATCGACGAAGGGACGTACATTACTGAATACGTCTATGGTGAAACGGTCATGCAAGCACGCGGTCACATCATTCATAGCTTAAAGCGCTGGGTAGATTTTCAGGAAGTCGTTGAAGTTAGCGAGGTGGGCGCATGATGAAGGCATTAGCTGCAGCCCTATTAGCAGCCATTGTAGGTGGCTGCTCAACCCATGTAGCGCTGCTTGCGCTAGACAAAGAACAAAGTAATCAGCAGCAGTACATTGATAACTACGATTATGAAATGTCCTTAATGGAGGCAAGAGATTATGAGTAATTTAGCAATCTTAGAAAGCTTTAAAAAGTACGCATCAAACCTTGCGCTTAGCACCAAAAACATGAGCCGTGAAGAATGGTTAACGGCTCGTCAAACCGGTATTGGTGGCAGTGATATCAGCGCAATTATGGGTGTTAACCCCTACGCTACCGCTTACGATGTTTATATCAGTAAAACGCAGCCAGTTGAAGATACCGCCGGCGAACCTGCTTACTGGGGCACCACCTTAGAACCAGTAGTCGCTACTGAGTTTGCCAAGCGCAACGACCTTAAAACCCAAAACGTTAACTTCATGATGCGTCATCCTGTCCATAAATTTGCAGTGGCCAACATTGACCGCGCTGTTATCAATCCAGAGATTAGCGGCAACGTTAGATTTAAAGATGGCAAGCTTACTACCGATACTATCTTAGAGATTAAGACTGCATCTGAGTACGTCGCTAAAGACTGGGGTGATGAAGAGTCGGATCAAGTCCCTGACCAATACATGTGCCAGGCTCAGTGGTATATGGGCGTGACTGATACCCAAGTTTGCTACATGGCTGTGTTAATCGGTGGTAACAAGTACCGTCAGTATCGCATCGAGCGCAATCAAGAATTAATCGATGTGTTGTTTGAAGTGGCCGAAGACTTTTGGGTTAACAATGTTTTGGCTGGGGTGGCACCTGAAGCGACTACTCTACAGAACGCCAAAGACAAATATCCAAAGCATACGCCAGATGCGGTACTTGATGTATCAATAGAGGACGAAGCGGTCGAAGTCTTTAACGAATACGTTGAGCTTAAAGAAGCTGAAAAGCTACTTAAAAAGCAGATTGAAGCTGCTCAAACCAAGCTTATTTGCACGATTGGTGACAATGAAGCACTGGCAATCGATGGTGATATTGCAGTGACCTATAAGGCTCAGGTCAGCAACCGATTTGATAGCAATAGCTTTAAAAAAGATATGCCTGAACTTGCTGCCAAGTACGTCAAACAGTCAGCCAGCCGTGTGATGCGAATCAAATAATCATTAAATAAGGAATAAAACAATGAATAACTTACCTCAACAAACTCAATCATCTGGTTTTATCAATCCTCAAAACTATCAAGAAGCCTGGCAGTTTAGCGAAATGCTAGCAGCATCTGAAATGGTGCCCAAGAACTTCAAAGGTAAACCGGCTGATATTTTAATCGCCATGCAAATGGGTAGCGAGATTGGCTTAAAGCCCCTGCAATCACTGCAAAATATCGCTGTAGTTAATGGCCGTCCTACCATCTGGGGTGACGCAGTTGTAGCTATCTGCCAAAGCTCAGGGATGCTTGAAGATATCACTGAAGAAGTTACAGATGAATATGCAACGGTCACTGTTAAGCGTATTGGTCAAGAGCCACACAGCGTAACTTTTAGTATGCAAGACGCTAAAAAAGCAGGGTTGGCTGGTAAACAGGGTCCCTGGACTCAATACCCCAAGCGCATGATGAAAAACCGCGCACGTGCTTACGCTCTACGTGATAAGTTCGCTGACGTGCTAAGTGGCTTTGGCATCACTGAAGAAGAGAAAGACCGTGCGATTGACGTTACTCCAGCCAAGCCGGTTAAGACCAAAAACGCCGGTGCCTCTGCCCTACTCGAGCGTGTCAAAGCAAAGGCGGCAACAGTTGAAGCGCCGGCTATTGAGTATTTTGATACCACTCAATTAATTAACTTCATTGCCCAAGCTGAAAACTTAGAGCAAATTAATGGTATCGGCAAAGAAATTAAAGCCATGTCTGAAAATGCAGATATCAACATCAAAAATGATGACTTGGCAGCTCTACGTAAAACTTGGAAAGATAAAAAGCTGGAGCTTGAGTACGCCAATCTTATGAATAACATCAAATCATGCCAGTCATTAGACGATATTGAGCGTATGCGCGGTGTGATCTTGGACAAGTCTGGTGACTTGGCACAGCCTGATTTACATCTACTTAGCGACACGCTAGACATGATCGCTGAAGAAATTGGTGCTGAGGGTTAAAAGACTAACGATAGCATTGGCTTTGCTGATGCTACCTATCATCTAGGGTTGGAGAAAATAATGCTAATACAAACAAATTTATCAGCTGTTAAAGCCAATCAAGGTACACCAGTGGATGTGGTCGAAGAATGGCTAAAAGAGAATGGGAGAGTCGAATCGCTCCCTGATAATTTAGTGAAAGATGATTCTTATTTTAATAATGTAAACACCAAGGAAATTCAAAAGAGGCAAATTAAAAACAAAAAACGGGCACGTGATGTGCATGAGGCAATCGTTAAGGAGGCTGGTAATCTTCCAAAGAAAAAGGCTCGTGATATTGATTTTTCAGACGAGCATTACACTAACTTGATTAGCCAGGTTAAAAGTAGATTTTTTAATGGGGAATTAGTTAAAGCAACTGATTATAAAGGCGTTTATGCCACATCAACAATGAGTTGCATCCTATCGCGAATAGCCGCAGATTTAAGATCAAAAGGCTTTGAGATCGTTACTCTAAGAACTGAAACCAAGCGAAACCTTGGTTGGATTGCTGAGAGTGCGCTAAATGAAAGGCTTTTGACCAAAAAGAATGCTGAAGCTGTTCGCAAACGCCTAGAACCAACCAATAACTTATCTAGCCATCAAATATATCACCAAACGATTGCAGAGATTGCACAGAGAATATCAGAGGGCCAGCTTGTGCGAGTTGATGAATACACTGCTAGGCACTCAAGAGTTGTTACCTTAAGAATGGTTGCACTGGCTCTCAAGAAATCACACATAGTAAATGAGGTGGTATCTGTTAACTATGAGCGCGGAAGAAAAGCTGGTTGGGTGCTCGAATCTGAAGTGTATAAAAAGCTCACCAAGGTAAATGATTGCCCTCAAACTGAGGAGGTATAAATGGACCTATTAACCAACCGCCGATTCGCTAATGCATCTGAATTTGAATTGATAGCACTCGCATTAGATGAAGGTTATGACTCACTAGCATATGCCCTTGCCTGCCGCTTAGAGCGAAACTTAAATCCTGAAGAGTCCGGACAACTCAGAAAATTACAAGATGAAAATCATGATCTATCTTATGAGATAGATGAGCTAGAGTTTAGGGTTTGTGCGCTCGAACAAGAGCTTGCGAGTATGGCCGGCAACGAAGAGCGTCTAAAGGAGCTAGTCAGTCGAGCCAGCCGAGCTGTTAACAGTAGCTTAGCTTTGTTTAAGGAAGATTGATATGAAAAACAAAATTAAAGCAGGCGACTTAATCGAATGTGAGGCCGCAATGTTTAGTGATTTTGAAGTTGGGCAAAAAGTCGAAGTGCATGCAGATGAAAAGGGATTATATGTATTAGGCGGCCCTTACGGAAAAGCGAAACTGGCTCTGTATGAACTTGGCATTAGCAAATACACAGATGAGGCGTTTGCGATGTGTGTAGGATTTAGTTTTGTGAAAAAAGGATAGATGTGCAAGTGAATAAATACAAATGCGAATCAGAAAAAAGCCATTATTCAAATATTGGCCAGCAATGGGAAAAGGCTGTTTGGTTTAAACGCACTATTAGCAAGTATGAACATGAAAAGGTGATGCTATTTCTTGGCAGTCGTTTTGCTTTTATGAGTGTATATAAAAATGGCATTGCTTTAGAGAGCGTGTTACATCTAAGTAGCAAACAAATAGCTGAAATCATGGATAGCAGTACAACGGTTGCTGACGTGTTTGAGTATTGCAGAGAGAATTTCTGCAGGGATTTAGCGCCAGCTAAGCGAAGCGCTAAACCTGCAAAGGCAGATGATCAATTAGATATGTTTGGAGTATTAGCATGAATTTAGTTAGAGAGTCGATGATTCAAACAGCTGGTGTGCTCAGTAGACGCCAGCGAGATCAACTGCCAGTCAGGCCTCTACAATGGCATTATCAGAATGCACATCCTTTTGATGATACTCGCATTGTTGCTAAAGGCCCTACTCACTTATATGTGATATTGGATGACGTTAATGGTAAGTATTTAGTTAAAAAAACCCGCCTATCAGATAACCATACTGACCATTGCGGTGGATTTACTTGTATTGATAGCGCCAAAGAATTTGTTAACGAACACTATGAGGACAACATGGCACCGTGGGTTTACTCAATTGATGAAATAAACGGAGGGTTTAAAGATGTCAGATGATCATGTCGCTGTAGTCGAGATTGACTGGGTGAGCGCCCCAAAGTTCGAAGAGCTGACCGGCATACCCAGAAGTCGGTTTTATGATTTACGAAAAGATAGTTGGAAGCAAGGTGAAGTCTGGGTTAAAGTTGACAATCGAATCTATTACTCAGTAACTGGATTTAACAAATGGCTAAATCAACAAGCAAAAAACTGCCTACAGGAGTGCGAATCCGCACCGGCAGCATCCAAATCTACTTTGAGCGACGCAAACAGCGGTACAACATCACGCTCCCACACCCGCCGACTGCGGAAGGTATCGCTGCAGCCTCTAAAATTAGAGCTGAATTAGCAACAAAAGCCGAATGGGGCATCTTAACCGATGCCGACATCAATGCCGCCAAGGGTTATCAAGCTGAATCGATAGTTACTAGCGGCGTTCTTTTTCAAGAAGTCGCACAAAAGTATCTTAAGCACTGCGAAGCCAATACTGACTCTAAGAAAGATTACTTATCAGCTCTCAATAAGCACTGGATGCCCTACTTTGCCTTATCTCGTATTGATGAAATCACCAGTGACCAGATTAAAGATGCTATTGCCGACAGGGGTTTTAAAACTGATAAGACCTTAAATAATTGCTTGGTACCACTTCGCGGAGTTTTTGATAAAGCGGTTGAAATGAAGTTGATTGACCAAAGCTATAACCCTATGTCTGATATCAATAACAAGAAAGTGCAGACGGGGTTGCCGGATCCATTCAACAGAGATGAGATGAATGCGCTACTGACCTGGCTTGATAAGAATCTTGATGGTGATGAGCATTTTTATTATTGGTATTTTGAGGTGGCGTTTTGGACGGGGTGCCGACCCAGTGAATTGCTTGCTCTGAGATGGTCAGATATAGACTGGTTTAATGGGTCTATTATCATCAATAAAACGAGGGTGCGCGGTGTTGAGAAAAGCGTCACTAAAACTCATACAGTACGCGAAGTATATCTGAATGACAGAAGCAAGGTAGCGTTTGAAGCACTACAAGCACTAAAGCTTGATAATGATTATGTGATGATATGCCCTGAGACTAGCCAGCCATTTTTTAATGAAAAACCGCCACGACTAAGAATCACTAGAGCTATGGAAGCGTGTCGCATTAGAAAGCGTCCAGCATATAACGCCAGGCACACCTATGCTACTATGCTGTTGATGGACGGAGTGAATCCAGTATTTGTTGCTAATCAACTAGGCCACAGTATTCAGATGCTTATGAAAAGATACGGCCGCTGGATTCATGGTGATAAGAATAAAATTGAGATGAGTAAGCTTAGGACGGATTAATATGCTAACCGATCATGAACGACATATAAATAACCTGCGTCGAGCGTTACTTTATATTGACACTAATATTTATCGAATAGACAAAATAATAGTTTCTCCATTTTTCTTAAAAGCGTTCGATGAATACAAGTCAAATGCAAATTTGCATCATGCGACGCTCAGTAATAATGCGCATCAAGCAAATATCTTTGGTCACCCTATTGAAATCGATTTTACAGCAAACGAACCTTATCAAATTAAGACATCAAAACTTAAGGTAGATAATTCTTTGACGTGATTTTTGACGTGCTATCACGTCAAACAGTCCGATGTAATCTGACAACCAAAAATCAAAAGCCTTATGTTTCAAGGCTTCTTGTCGGATTGCGTCAGACTGTATAAGCTCGTAGCGGGTTCAACTCCCGCCATCTCCACCAAATATTAGTAATAAAATCAAGCCCCTCACCAGAGGGGCTTTTTTTATGACAAGATTTTGACGTGATT